CACTTCTTGATTTATCGTCGGGCACCGTCAACAACGCAACAAAAGCAATACAGGGCTTGGGGTTAAGTTTAGACAACTTCGGCTCGCAAGAGGAAATGTTTGACGGTTTGATTGACGCGCTCGCGGGTATGGAAAACAAGACATCGCAAGCCGCCTATGCAAACGAAATTTTTGGCGATAAAATCGCAAATCAAATGCTCCCGTATCTTAACGCAGGTACCGACGCAATCAATCAATTTAAGTCGGAGTTTGCGCAGATGTCGCCGCTTACAAACGAACAGGTCGCCGCGCTTGCGGTACTTGACGACAAAATTTATTTGCTGAAGGAGTCGTTAAAAAAAGTTACACAACAACTCGGCGCGGCGGTAATGCCGCTTGTGCAATCTATCGTCGACGCATTACAAAACAAATTGATACCGAAGTTGCAATCGCTCGCGGAGTGGTTTTCGCAACTTACCGTCGGGCAACAAAAATTTGCAATGGCGGCAATGATTGTTGTTGCCGCGCTTGCACCGCTTACAATCGGCGTTGGCAAACTTGTATCGTCGGTTGGTAGTATCATAAAAGCAATACCGCAGTTATCGGCGGCTCTTTCGGTGCTTGCCGCGCACCCCATAATACTTATCATTGCGGCGATTGCAATGGTGCTTTTGGTGCTTTATACGCAATGCGAGGCTTTCCGTGAAAGTATAAACAATCTTGTCGGCGTGCTTGGGTCGGCGTTGCAACCCGTGCTTGATGTCGTAATGTCGTTACTCAATCAAATTATGGGTTTGCTTACCCCGATATTAGACATTATCGGCGGCATACTTGGGCAAATCATAAATATGGTCGTCACGGCGTTACAACCGTTTTTTGATATGTTGTCAATGATTTTTGGGTTGTTGCAACCGTTCATTGATATTGCGCTTATACCCATGCGTATTTGCTTGCAGGCATTGCAAGTGCCGTTGCAGGTGCTTGGCACATTGCTTGGTTGGCTTGCGCCGCTCTTTCAAGTTTTCGGCAATATCGTAAATAAGATTTTTGGCGGCGTGATTAAGGTCATAAACCTTGTGCTCGGTGTAATCGAGGACGCGGTCAACTTTGTAATCGGTATTATCAACGGGTTGATTGACGGCGTAAACGGTGCGCTTGGTTGGTTGGGTGTACATATTGACCGTATCGCCGAAGTTAAGTTGCGTATCGACACGAGCGACATTGACGACATCGACGACGTAAACGCAATAATTGACGACACACCGCCCGCAACATCGGGCGGCGGCGCATACGACCAAATCGGCGCAGGCGGTACAGGTGGCGACATTTACAACAACGACTATTCGACGAACAACACGACACAAAACGTGCAAGTCGTTATACAAAACTATGCCGCCGAAGTCGATGTTGACGAAATGGTACGGCAAATAAACGTTAAACTTGCGGAGGCGATGTAATGCGTAAATTTTACTTACACACATACGACGGGTCGAAAACGTTTGACTTAAACGGCAAAAATGCGTTTGCCGCAGAGCCGAAAGGACTTGGCAACGCCTTTGCGCTTTCCTATAAGGACAGCGACAAAGGCAAGCACCTTGTCAACGTTACGCCGTCGTTTGAAAATATCGAGTTGCAAATATACTTTAATGCCGACGGCTCCGACGGTTATTTGAATTACAAATCATTGTTGAATTTTTTGGCGGCGTGCGGTACATCGTTGTTTTTATTCGAGTACGACGACGGCGTGACCGACAAATATTGCGATGTCGTTTTGAAATCGAACAGTAAAACCGAAATCACCGACGAAGGTGTTTTTGTCGAGCCTTTCGTGTTTGAACGTCAAACGTATTGGTATGAAAAAGTCGAGGAGTCTTTCGCGTTGAAAAACACCGACGCAGGGCAAACAAAATTCCCGCTCGGTTTTCCGTTCGGCTTTGCGGGGCACGTATTCAAGAAAAAACAACGCATAAGCAACCCGTTTTTTGTTGACGCGCCCATTACAATCACAATCACGGGCGACATTGAAAACGACATCGACATTTACATTGAAACGCTTGACGGGCACCGTGTCGCCGAAATTGCGCTCGCAACGAACAATGCAGAAGGTACAACAATTATTATCGAGCCGACAACCAAAAAAATCACAGTAACAACCGACGGTGTATCGACAAACGGGTACGGACTTACCGACAAAACAAAGCAATCGTTTTTATACTTGCCGCAAGGCGAGTATTACATCGGGTCAAATATGGAAGATACCGACGCGGGCGCAATCTCGCTTGCGGTCAAGCGGTATTTGTTTGATTAAGGAGGGCGGCGGCAATGTATATCGCAATTTACGACGAAAACGTCGAACACATCACGAACGTTGACAACGCGACGTACGACTTGACGCAACGCGTTTACGACAACGACACTTTCACCGCTGAAGGTGTTTGCGATGTCGACATAAACGACGCAAAAATCGCAATCGTAAACGACGACGCGGGCAATTACGTTTACGCGTGTTTTGCCGATACCGTCACGCCCGAATACAACAAACGCTCGGTCAAAGGGCTTGACTTCAAATCGCTTTTCGATACCGAAATTTTGCTCGACTTTACACCCGAAGGCAGTTTTGACGGCAGATTGTCGGCGATATTCCGCAAGGTGGCGGCGGCAGTGTTTGACGTTACGGACGCGGCGGTCAAAAAAATTGCCGTCGAAGTAATTATACCCGACGACAACACCGACACAACCGAAACGTATGGCTCGTTGCAAGGTACATACCAAATCAAAAACGCATACTCGTTTTTGAAGTGTTATTTGAAATACTACGAATATAACATCGAAACAAAGTTTGATGTCGTTGCTCGTAAAATCATTTTCAAATTTACAAAATGCGCCGAACGGGTCGCGGTCAATTTAAGTGATTTTATATACGAGTTGACGACTACATCGGCGGCGGCAAACAAAGCCGTTGCAACAATCAAATATAACGTCGAAACGCCACAAACGGACGCAAGCGGCAACATCATTTACAGCGATGTGCAGGAAACGGACGCAAGCGGCAACCCCGTATACAATGACGACGGCACACCCAAAATGTTACCAAAATATCAACCCCGCCCGACAACCATTGCGACGCGCTACTATTACCGCGACAAAGACAATAACATCGTGCAAGCGGACGCGGCGGGCAACATTGACGGTCGGCTTTACCCCGTCAAGCAAAAGTGGTTTGAAAGTGAATATCTCGCCGACGCGCAATTTAACGCCGTGTATGAACTTGCAAACTCGCGGTATGTCGACAATATCATAATCGACAATAACATTACGGTTGACCCGCTCGACTTTGCCGTGTACCCGCTTTATACGAAGGTTGACTTGTATTATGACGGCAAATTGTACAAGACATTACCTATAAGCGAAAAAATCACAAAATTGGACGCAAGCGGACAATCGACAAAAATCAAGTTGGGTTTTAAGAAAATACTACTCACGGAAATTATCAAGGGTTAAGGAGGTACAAAAAAGCAAATGGCAATTAAACCCGTAACATATCAAGGCGTTTTCAACTTTGCCGCAAATCTTTATGCGCTCGAAGTAAAATCACGCTTTATCGACCAAAACAAAGCAAACGGTTATTACAAGGGGTACGGCTCCGAACTTGCGGCAACCGTTGTCGGTCAACAAATTCAAATCGGCACGGGCGCGTTTGTTATTCAAGGGCGTATGAACGAAGTCACGGCTCCCGAAACACTTTCGCCGCAAATCTTTGACGGCTTTGTTGGGTATGTGTGCGCCCGCATTGAAACGTACCACCCGTCGGACTCCGAAAACTGTACTTTTGTTGTTTACGTAAACCGTACGTTTGACGCAATTCAATTACAACAAGACGACGTTTACGCGGCAAACGCGGACAATGTCAACAAGGTATACGAATTGCCGATATATTCCTTTGCAATATCGGGCACGCAAATTACGAACTTACAAAAACTTATCGGGGCGGTGGAGGACTATGCAAAAATTAAAACTATTGTCGACAATGCTCTTACGACGGCACAAACCGCCATGACAAATGCGGCAAATGCGGTTGAAATGTCGGACGCGGCGAACGCGACGGCGCAAACCGCGAACAATAAAGCCGACAACGCAGTTGCAACCGCAAATGCGGCGAACGGGACAGCGGCGGCGGCAAACAGTAAAGCCGACAGCGCAACGGCAACAGTTGCCGAACAGCACGCCGAAATGACCGCAGAAATTGCCGAACTTGAAAAGGCAATCGTTGCAGGGCAAGGCTCCACCGTTAAGCGCAACGGCGAGGTGCTTGCAATATACGATGTTACAAACACGGTCGAAACGACCGACGAAATCATTATCGAAGGAGGCGGCGTTTAATGATTATCAATTTTTATGATACGGCAAGCCCTATCAAATATTATGCCGTCGGCATACAAGGAAACAATCTTGCAGACAAACTCGAATTTGTAATCAAGCGCAAAACCGTGTCGGGGCTTGACCTTGCGGAATACACGCCGTATATCAAATTACAAAACGTAAAAGCGGCGTATTACGATAAAGACACACGCGTTGAAAAAATCGTCACAAACGACGAAGTGCGGTTGATATACCGCTTGCGTCGCAAAACGACGATGTACGCCGCTTTTGATTTACAAATACAATTCGAGGGCGGCACTAATACCGACATCACGGTATGGCAAACGGAGGCAATCACAATCACGCTTTCGCGAACTATACCCGCCGATGTTGCAATCGCACAACAGCACCCCGCCGTTATACAAGATTTAACGGCACGCGTTGAGAAACTCGAAAACGAAACAACGGGACTTAACATTGAAATAATAAACGGAGGTAATCCATAATGAACGACAACAAAACACTTTATGCGAAACTCATTATACGCGGCGGTACAACCGCCGAATGGGAAAACGCAAACCCCGTACCCGAAATGCGCGAACTTTGCGCAGAGTACAAGCCCGACGGCACTTTTGAAATTAAAATCGGTGACGGCGTGACGGCTTGGCTTGACTTGCCTTACATATCGGGTGCGCGTGAACTCGCCGACCTTATCGACGACGCAACACACCGCACCGTTACGGACGCGGAAAAGGCAACATGGAACGCAAAACAAGACGCGTTGACCTTTGACGAAGTGCCGACGGCAGACAGCGCAAACCCCGTAAAATCGGGCGGTATCGCCGCCGCGCTTGCAAGCAAGGCGGGCAAAGACGAAATACCCGACGTGTCGCAGTTTATTACTCGTGCCGTGACCGACCTTGTAAACTATTACACGGCGGCGGCAATCGACAATAAACTTGCCGACCTTAACGCGGCAATATCGGCAATACCGAAGTTTGCAATCGCGGTTGTAAATTCTTTGCCGACAAGCGACATAAGCGAAACAACCGTGTATTTATTGAAAACATCAACAACCGAAACGGGCAACTTGTTTACCGAGTACATCTATGTCAACAACACTTGGGAGGCACTCGGCACACAAACGATTGACTTGTCGAATTACGCGACGAAGGACTATGTCACGGGCGCAATCGCAAACTTTTTGACCGCCGACGATGTCAACACGATACTTTCGGCAACCCTTGCGAACTATGCAAAAATAAGCGACCTTGCGTTGTACGTAAAGACCGCCGATATTGCCGCAATCGGCAAGTCGGGCAACCTTGCGGACGCGGTGCAGGACGCAACGCACCGCACCGTTACGGACGCGGAAAAGGCAACGTGGAACGCAAAACAAAACCCGTTGACGGTTGATACAACCCCGACAGCAGGAAGTACAAACCCCGTCACGTCGGGCGGTGTAAAAGCGGCTCTCGACGGCAAGGCAGACGCAAGCAGTGTACCGCACGCGTCGACCGACCTTTCGGACGGCTCTGACCTTGTACGTAACAACGATACCGTCACAATCAACGGTGGTGGGGTATAAGGAGGGTATCATGGCAACAAAAACCGTAAATTGGAAAATGAAACAACGGCAGGGTACCGCGTCGCAATGGGCAAGCAAAAACCCCGTACTTGCGGCGGGTGAGTTTGGGTATGACACAACAAACGATGTCGTAAAAATCGGCGACGGCAAAACGGCGTGGTTGTCTTTGCCGTCGTTTAGAAAGAAAAAATACGACCTTGACTCATTGTCATGGGCAGAAATTGCCGCGCTTGCGTCGTCGCGCCGTGCGGCGTGCGTCTTGAATGTTGGCGACGAAAAAACAATTACGCTTTCAACAGGCGAAAAAGTAACGCTTGTAATACTTGGCTTTTGTCACGACGGTTATTACGACTCGGAAAACGACGAGGACAACTATTATACAATTACGTTTGGTATGAAAAACTGTCTTGCGACACGTTATCAAATGAACGCAAGCAGCACAAACGTTGGCGGGTGGGAGTCAAGCAAAATGCGCACAAGCGTTATGCCGACGCTTTTGTCACAGTTGCCCGCAGATTTACAAAGCGTTATAAAGAGTGCTTACAAAAGGACATCGGCGGGCAATAAGTCGACAACAATTACAACAACAAACGACAAGTTGTTTTTGCTCTCGGAAGTTGAAATAAACGGCACGACAAATACAACCTACAAAGACGAAGGTGAGCAGTACGCATATTTTAAGCGCAACGGCGGTTATGTGGCATACGGCGACGGTAATTACCCGCAAGGAATTAAAGCACTTTCAAACGGTGACGGCGGCTCGTACGGTTGGTGGCTCCGTTCGCCGAACGTGACGAGCACGACTTATTTTCGGTGCGTCAACGGCAATGGCAGTGTCTACGCGAACTACGCGACTCATTCGGGCGGCGTGTCCTTCGGCTTTTGCGTTTAATCAAACATCGGGCAATCGCGCCCCTTATATGGGGCGCGTAAACCCGCAAATAAATATCAAGGAGTATCAATATGACAAAGTATTTTACAATCGCGCCCGCGCATATTGCGGGCAACAACGTAATTGCAACCGCCGACAATGGGCGCGTTTTTACGGAAAACGACGAACTCCACATCGAAACGACCGAACGGCACTATGTGTACAAACATAATAACGCGCCCGTCGGTTGGTACATGGTAAACCCCGAAACGTCGGAGTCGCACTATCTTGGCGAAGGTGCAAGCCCGACCGCCGATTTTACAAACCTTGTCGTTGCCGACGCTGATGTATGGGCAACAATCGAAATGCCCGAACAGCCCGCCGAAAATATCGACGACAACGGCGACACTTCGGAGGAATAAACAACAATGTCGGTTTTGAAATCACAACGGGGCGAAAGCGCGGTGCAGTTTTTGGACACCGCCCGCGAGTTGGAAATTTACACGATTAAAACGTGTGCAAAATTCCCTAAACGATATATGTTTTTAATCACAAAAGACATTGTTGCGCTTGCGTCGGCGGTTTATAACAACACAAAAGCGGCAAACAGCATTTATGTTACGACAGCAGACGACGCGCGGTTGCGTCGCGAATACATAACAAAAGCAAATTGCAACTTGCAATGCTTGTTGTCACAAATCGACATCGCACACGAGTTTGTGAAATCGACCGACGCAAACAAGCCCATAAAAAGCACCGTTTGGGAGCAGTGGGCAACACTTATCACAACGGAGGCAAAGTTGCTCGCGTCGCTTAAAGAAAGCGACAAAAAGCGATATGGCAACTTGTCTTAATAAACAGGTTGTGCGCCGCAAATTCCGTGTGTGCGGCGACTCGTACAATTGGTGGCTCCGTTCGCCGAACGTGACGAGCACGACTAATTTTCGGTACGTCAACAACAATGGCAATGTCAACACGAACAACGCGACTAATTCGGGCGGCGTGTCCTTCGGCTTTTGCGACTATGTATGACTCGACAAAGTACCCCGCGCATATTGCGGGTGAAATCAATGTCTTTGCAAAAGGGGCGTGCAACCTTTCCCGCAAGGGACAAACTAAAACCCCGATGTGGTCAATCGGACGCTACTTGCATTACCGATTATTGCGGTATATCGGTTTAATGGTTGGTATCACTTGCAATCGCAACCCGCAACTATATTTTGATTGTACGGGGTTTAATTTTGATTTATGAACAGTACGGAACGACACGAGGCGCGGTATCAACGCCGAAAGCAAAAGCGTTTACAAAAGAAAGCGCAACGCATAGCGGCGGCAGACAACTTCGACGCGGTGTTTACGTTCGATAATTTATATCGCAGTTAAAAAAAATGTTGTTTGGGTGTCGGGTGGAAAGCAAGCACGCAACGATACAAGGTAAACGCGATTATCAACGTAAACGATACGCTCCGTCAACTGAAGGAAGGTAAATTCAAAAGTCGCGGGTTTTATACGTTTACACGTATTGAGCGCGGCAAGGAACGAAACATCAAAAGTGTGCATATAAGCGAGCGCGTCGTGCAACGGTGTTTGTGTGATTATTCGCTTATACCGATATTGTCGCGGTCGTTTATTTACGACAACGGCGCGTGCATGGCGGGCAAGGGCATACATTTTGCCGTCAATCGTCTTGTGTGTCACTTGCAAAAACATTATCGAAAACATGGCACAAACGGGTATGCACTCGTGTTTGATTTTTCAAAGTATTTTGACAATATCGCCCACGAGCCGTTGAAAAGCATAATCGACAAGGAATATACCGACACCCGACTTGCGGGGCTTGTAAAACAACTTGTCGACGACTTCGGCGACATCGGGCTTGGGTTGGGGTCGCAAATATCGCAGGCGTGCGCCTTGCGGTACCCGAACAGGCTCGACCACTACATCAAAGAAGTGTTGCGTATCAAGGGTTACGCGCGGTATATGGACGACGGCTATTTGTTACACGAAAGCAAAGAGTATTTGCAAAAGTGTTTGTCGGACATCAAGCAAATTTGCGGCAAACTTGGTATCAAATTGAATACTAAAAAGACGCAGATTGTGAAAATATCACGCGGTATAACATTTTTACAGCGGCGGTTTATCTTAACCGAAACGGGCAAGGTGATAATCAAACCACGCCCGCGCGGTATAGTAAAAATGCGCCGAAAGTTGCGGGTTTTCAAACGAAAACTCGACGCAGGCAAAATGGCGTTTGCGGACATCAAGACATCGTTTATATCGTTCAAAGGACACTTGAAACATTGCAACGCACATCGTATCATTGTGCGACTTAACGCACTATTTGATAAAATTTTTTACGGGAGGTACAACACATAATGACGACGACGGAAATTATCGCGCTTGCGGTGTCTATCGTGTCGGGGCTTGTCGGACTTACAACGCTTTTTACGTTTATTGCGACCCGCAAGCAGAAACAGCGCGACGAGGGCGCAAGGACAGCCCGCGCCGACGCAAGCCTTGACACAATCAAATTGCAAAATGAAACACTTTTGCAAAGCACACGCGTTATAACGGACAAACTCGACGGGCAAAACGTGCGGCTATCGCGTATTGAGCAGACGGTCGCCGACGCTGACCTTGCCGAATTGCCCCGACAAATCGCGGCGTTAGAGTCAAGCGTCAAATCGGCACATCACCGCATTGACGGCTTGGAACGCAATATCAACAATCAATCTTAAAAGGAGGTGGTAAAAATGGATTGGCAGACGCTTATTATCAAGGTTGCAATCGGTGCAGTGTGTGCGCTCGCAAGCGGGCTTATATCTTGGCTTTTGCTGAAGTTAAAAACCCTTGTATCGTCAAAGGTTAAAAACGCAAAAGCAAAAGAATTACTCACGGCGGCACTTGACGCAATCGAGGCGGCGACAAAGGCAACGCAACAAACTTTTGTTGACAACATCAAGCGTACCGACCGTTGGACGAAAGAGGCACAACAAGTGGCACTCACAAATGCGGTCAACACAGCGAAGGCGCAGATGTCCGACAAGGTCATATCGTACATACAAAAGAATTGCGGCGGCGATGTTGACGCTTGGTGTAAAACGCAGGTCGAGGCACTCTTGCACGACATTAAAACAAAAACTTAACAACATAAAACCGCCACCCGAACGGGCGGCGGTTTTCTTTATACTGTAATTAAAATTTATATATAATGATGTTGCAACCGTATGTCGGCGCGTCGGGTGTGCCACCCGTGATGTCGGTTATCTCGCCGTCAAGCGAAAACCCCTTGCCGAATTGGTCGAGCAATTCAAACGCTAACTCTTTTTTAATGCGCCCGATACGTTTATTTGTGCGGGCGTTTATAATGTCGGTTGACTCGATGTATTTGTCAACGGGTGCGTGCTTGATAACGAGTTTGTCGCCGATAACGCTTGCGCCGATGTTATCTTGACAATCGTCAAAAGTTACTCCGACCGCCTTTGTGTGTATCTCGGCATTATCAAGACTTGCGCTTATACCTTGCGTATCAATCGAAACGTCGGGCGTGCGTTCACGCGGTAAATTGTTGATAACTTGATTTTTCGGGGGGGGAGGGTAGTTTTTTGATTATTTGCTCGTCGTTCATTTTTTGTCGCAATAGACGCAAAAACAGTAAAAACGATTGCGCCGACGAGCAGGGCGACAACGACGACCGCGACGGCGGGGTGCATATTGTCGACATTGTCGCCGTAAATGCCGCCCGCGATACCCGCAACCAACAGCAATACGCCCCACAATGCACCCGCAATGATATTGCGATATAGGCGACGCAAATTATAAAACCACTTCATATACTTACACTCCCTTGTTTATAGTGGTTTTATTATACAAAAAACCGCCGACGATTGTCAATAACGTGGCACACGAAGGCGAGTAAAATGTAATAAAAAATATTAAAATTTATTAAAAAATGTGCGATAAATAGTTGACAATATCACGGGGTAGTGATATAATATAATTACAAAAGATAAAGGAGGTGAGAACATGGACGACATCAAAAAAGCCTTGCAAGAAATTGCAAAAGCGATTGAAAACAACGACACGGTCGAGAGTGTAAAAGTTGTTGTAACGCTTAAAAAGCAAAAGCCTTGCAAGGCGACCACCAAAGACGATAAATAAATCGTCGACAGGCAGAGGGGGCGGGCGCAACCGCCCCTTCGTAAGACCTATTGTAACACATCGGGCGGTGGGTTGTCAACCCGCGACAATCTAAAAATCGGAGGTATTATATGAAAATCGAAAAAAATGGCAAGATTTACACGGCAAAAGAAAACAAGGCGTCGTGGACGGTATCAACAAATGCGGGGCGCGTGACCGCGTCTTATAACGTGCCGAAAGCAGATTGCCCGACGTTCGACGCATTAAAAAAGTATATTGCTGAAAGCAATTTGTTTTAAGGGGGTATAAGATATGGCAAGAAGTGCGGCACAGCGCGCCGCCGATAAAAAGTATCGGGACGCACACAAAGGCGAATTGCAAAAATGGGGTACATCGTTTAAGCCCGCCGAAATCGCCGAAATTGACGCAATCATTAAACAAAGAGGTATGAACCGCGCCGACTTCATACGGTGGGCGGTGGCAAAACTCAAAGAGCAGTAAAGGACAAAAGCGGGTCGCCCTTTCGGGTCGCCCGCTTTTTCTATAACAGGAAATACGGAGGCAAAATATGAAGGGTAAAAAATACAGCGCGCGCGAAAAGAAAAAAGCACTTGTGGCGTGGCTTGACGACAAACAAGACATTGACCTTGTCGCGTACAAATTCAAATGCACAATACAATCATTGTATCGGTGGCGGCGGCAATATGACGGCACGCTTGACAGTTTGCAAAACAAATCAAGCCGCCCACACACGCCGCACCCGATGTCACACACGGACGACGAGCGGGCACACATCGTCGAATTATTGACCGAACGCCCCGACATAAGTTATGCGGAGGCGTTGGGTGAATTGCGGACGCGGTACGGGTACTCGCGCACATATTTTGGGTTTTATCGGTTTGTTGTAAAAAACGGGTTGCGCCCGACCGAGCAACACGAAAAGTACATCGCAAAGCCGTATGACACTCCGTTGATGTTTGGGGTCAAAATGCAACTTGATGTAAAGTTTGTACCGCGTCAATGCAATAAAGGCGAATACCCCGACGAGTGGTGTTATCAATATACGATAATTGACGAGGCGACGCGGGAGCGGTTTTTATACCCCTACAAAGAGCATAGCGGGTACTCGACCGTCGACTTTATCAAGCGTGCGATTGTGTATTTTGGGTATGTGCCGCAAATCATACAAACCGACAACGGCACCGAGTTTACAAATCCGCGCGGCACAGGTGACGGCAAAGTACACATCGTCGACAAGTTGTTAAACAAACTCGGTATCAAACATCAACTTATACGGGCGTACACGCCACGACACAACGGAAAGGTCGAACGGTCGCACCGCTCCGACAATGAAGGGTTTTACCGCACATTGACATTTACAACGTTTGACGAATTAAAAGTCAAAATGTGCGATTGGTGCAATCGGTACAATAACCGCCCGCACTCGTCGTTGCGCGACCGATACGGCAAAAGACGTTGGCAAACTCCGATACAAAAACGCACCGAACTTTTGGAAATGCTGAAGGCGGGCGATATTGACGGCAAAGTTAGGTTTATAAAAGGACGCGCCGCATAAGCGGACGCGGCACGGGCGGCGGGTCAACCGTACCCCGTACGGGGTACGGTGCTTTGTCACGCCGTTTACTTGACTTTTACGCCGTAAATTGCTTATAATATACATATCAAGCGGGCAAACATCTTGCTTGACCTTTGCAAATGCGGTCAATAATAATACGATGTAATAAAAAATAATAAAAAATATTAAAAAACGCTTGACAAACTAACAATATACAGCAAAATTGCAATTGCTTAATCCGACAAAATATGCTATAATTATCTACATGGGTAACAAACCGAGCGAAGGATACCGCAAGCACGTCGGCAAAGCGTTCGACATAAAGACAAAGGCGTTTGCAATATTGTCGTTGTTGACGAGCGTTGCCATAACCGTTTTTTATTGCGTCGGCGCGATAATTTACAGATCGGTTTGGTATGTCGCGCTGTCGGGCTATTACGCTACTATGATAGTTTTCCGCGCCGCGACGCTGCTTGCCAACCTGAAGTGCGCCGTCAAGTTCCGCGGCGACGAGGCGGGCGCGAGCTTGTATAAATGGAAGATTTTTCTCGGCAGCGGTATATTCCTGCTCGTGACCGATATTGCAATGAGCTTTGCGATAGGGCAGTTAGCGCTCGGCGGCGGCACAAAATCGAGTATCGTTATGGCGATAGGCACGGCGGTTTATACGTTTTATAAGATCATCATGTCGGCTGTCAATGCGGTAAAGGCGGGGAGATTCGCAGACCCCGTGACGCAAGCTTTGCGCAACCTCAACGTCGCCGCAGCGTGTATGTCCGTGGTTTCGCTCACTGCGGCATTGTGCGCCACGTTCGGGAACAACGTCGCGTTTAATAAGATAATGACTATCGCCGTCGGCGGCGCTGCGATTTTGATAGTGCTCGCCATTTCGATCGTGATGACCGTGCGCGCCGCGGTCAACATTTCACGCGAAAAGAAAAGTATCGCATAAAATCGAAATTAGCGCGTATAACGCTTGACAAATCCTATGCGATGGAATATAATACAAAAGTATCGAATCGCTTTGCGCATTTATACAGTAATTAAATATCATGCACTCATAGCGCAATTGGATAGAGCGTCTGGCTACGGACCAGAAGGTTGGGAGTTCGAGTCTCTTTGGGTGCACCACGAGCAACCTTATTCGGATAATTCGAGTAAGGTTGTTTTATTTTTATAGAAACTGATTAATAATTAGCAGTATTTATAAGTATTGAAAAAACGGTTTTCACAAAGGAATATTCGCTATCTCACCTTAGATGGTAAAATATAGTCACATTGTAGTCCATGTCTTTCTTCCAAAATATCTTGATGACCGTTTTTGCACCGATTTGCTTTTTTATTGTAATGTTGACAACATTGACACCCGATTATTTCTTTCGCAAGGCTGTTCCAAACGCGTTGTTTTCCTTCCGGGTCGCCTTTTAGAATTAGTTTTTCAAGTTTTCTTTTTATTGTGCACATTTTTATCTCCTATAAATTTTTTTTATCTCTATTGAGTGAATTGAAATTTATCATATCGCCGGAGTCAAATATATTAGGCGCTGTAAACTCTTTTTCATTGTGGTCGAATTGAACTGTGAAAATTTGACCGTCTACTTTTTTAATAACGCCCAAACCGAATTTTTTATGATGTACGGCGTCATTGACTCGAATGCTTACTTTACAATTGGTTGGAGAAGGAGGGGATTGTAGTTTATGAGACGAAGCGGCGTCTCCATTATGTACGGATGGCGAGCTATTCTTTGATTGCAATCGCCTTTTACGAGACGAATTAAATATTGCATAAATAAAAAGATAAAGTAACGATGTGCATAATACCGATAGCGCGATTGCACTTAAAGGGTCTTAAACGAAAAATCTTTTTCGATTGCAACTCGTTTGGTATATGTAACTTCAATCATTTCGTTTGAATATCCAGCGCATCGACTACATACGCGATAACCATTGTTAATAGCTTGTTGCTTTCCCATAGGTATCTTAGAATTGGATAAGTATGAACAATCTTCGCTATGGTAACATTCTCAGTATGCGGTTACATATACACACGGCTCGGTCTTTGTAACGATTTGAGTATAATACGAAGTTGGAGTATAGGTGGTAATAAGAATATAAAATAGGTAAGCAATAGGTACGCATAATACAATGCATATGATGATATTGATTACGATTTTTTTTCTTTGTTACAGAATCACACGCTCATATTATAACAAATAAAATCGAAATACTCAACTAATCAACCATGGTTGAGTATAAAAGTTTGAAAAAGATTTATACTAATAACCTATGATTGATTAAGGAGGGCGAACTATGACATTTAACGAAGCCCTCGCGGCGCGAATAAACGAGTTGCTTTCCGAAAAGGGAATGACGCAATATCGATTGGCGATGAATAGTGGTGTTACCGCTCAAAACATAGATCATATCCGTCGGCAACGAAATCAAACGAATGCGGTAAACATCATTTATCAAATAGCGCAAGGTTTCGGAATGACACTTAAAGAATTTTTCGACAGTCCGCTGTTCGATATAGAGAATATTATTGACTAATAGAAGATCGCAAAGTGCGGTCTTTTTCTAATCGACAATAGTTGATTATAGTAAATTGAAAAGGATTTATACTGATAATAACCTATTATTGATTAAGGTGGGCTGAATATGACATCAGCCGAAGCTCTTGCGGCGCGTATCGATGAACTGTTAGAGCAAAAGAATATGACGCAGTATAAGCTTTCGATGGAGAGTGGTGCAACCAACTCGATGATAAGCGAGATTCGGCATTGCAAAAATAAGTCGACCGCGTTGTCCGTTGTGTATAACATAGCGCAGGGGTTTGGTATTGAATTATCGGAATTCTTCGATAGTCCGTTATTCAGAGAAGGGAATATTATCGACTAATTTTCAATATAGAAAATATAACAGATTGAAATGCCCCTATAAGTTTATCCAAACTTTGAAATGCACCCCAAAGTTTGGACAAAACTTATGGAGGTGCATTTTTCATGGCAAAGAAAGGACAAACATACAAAAAGTATAGCGCAGAATTCAAATTATGTGTTATAATGGATATGCGT